CCTGGCGGGCCGACCATCGCGAGGAGTTGGGCGAATTCTACGACCAGCTTCCCGAGCCGCCGGCATTTGCCCGCCCTCGGGCCGCGGACTTCTTCCGCGAAGCCTGCCAAAGTCTTGATGGCATGGGCGTGCTGACGAAGACTGACAAGCACTGCGTACTCAGGTACGCGATGACACTCGACAGGTGGTACTCGGCAGAAGAAGAGCTGGCAAAAGAAGCCATCCACTTCTCGTCGAAGGTGGGTCGCGGCGGCGAGGAAAAGTCAGCGAAACCTTCGCCATTCTTCGCGCAGTCTGCAGCGTGCCACGAGCAGCTCCGTCAGCTTGAATCCGTGCTCGGATTCACCCCCGCAGACAGGACTCGTCTGGGGATGGCAGTGATCGAACGCCAAGGCAAGACGGCAGACCCAATGGATGCCCTCCTTGCCAAGCGCGGGTGAAGTTGACATCAGGGATTTCATATCCCTTCTGAAGCACTCCCGCGGCGACTTCGCCGGGATGCCGTTCGTACTGTCCCCGTGGCAGGACGAATATCTCGACAAACTCTTCAATACGAAGAGGCCAGACGGGAAGCGACAATATCGCACTTCACTGCTAGCCCTGCCCCGCAAAAATGGCAAGACTCAACTGGCGGCAGCGGTTGGATTATTCATGCTTTTCTGCGACGAGCCGGCAGGCGCCGAGTGCATCATCGCGGCCGGCGATAGACAGCAGGCCGCCCTCCTGCACGACGCCGCGAAGCAGCTCGTCGAATCATGCCCGACGCTGATGCGCAAGGCGAAGATCTATCGCAACAGCATCGTCGTGCCCGAGACGAACAGCGTCATGAAGACGATTTCGGCCGAGGCGGCCACGAAGCACGGCTACAACCCGAGCTTCATCGCTGTCGACGAGTACCACGTCCAGGCGAACCGAGAGCTCGTGGACGTACTCGAAACAGCCGTCGGAGCGAGGTCGCAGCCGCTCACCCTGTTCATCACCACCGCCGGATCGGACAGGCTTGGGCCGTGCTTCAAGGACTGGGAGCGCGCAATCAAGATCCGCGACGGCGTAATCGCTGACGAGACTTTTCTGCCGTGCATATTTGCTGCCGAGCCCGAGGCCGACCCGTTCCTCGAGGAGACGTGGCGGGCAGCAAATCCAAACTTCGGCGTGACCATCAAGCCTGAGTATTTCCATCAGATGGCAAGCAGAGCCAAGGACTCGCCGAGCGACGAAGTAGTTTTCAGGACGCTCCACTTGAACCAGTGGGTGACTTCGAGCTCAAAGTGGTTGAGGCACGGCGCCTGGGAGGCGTGCAACGCGCCGCTCAGGCCAGCCAACGGGCGGCCATGCTACTGCGGCCTCGACCTCGCCAGCACCTACGACACGACTGCGTTTGTGGCGATCTGGCCTGACCAGGACGGCACCTTCGACATCCACGCGATGTTCTGGATTCCTGAAGAGAATGCCGACAAGAGAGCGAAGGATGACAGGGTGCCGTATGGCGAGTGGGCGAAGAATGGGTTTGTTAAACTAAGTGAAGGTGACTTGTGTGATTATGACGTAGTTCGGGATTACATTCTCGACTTCTGCGACAAGAATTGGGTGAAGGGAATCGCCGTGGACCGCTGGAATGCGGTACACCTGATGACTCAGCTTACGGCTGAAGGGCAGGTCGTGCATCCCTTCGGACAGGGCTATGGACCGATGAATTCTCCAACTCGCATGCTGGAGAATTTAGTCCTCTCGGGCAGGATCAGGCACGCTGGAAATCCCGTTCTCTCGTGGCAGGCCAGCAACGTGCAGATCAAAACAAACGACGAAGGACTCATCAAACCAGTCAAAAAGTCCTCTCATGATGTCGGAAGAATCGACGGCATCGTGGCGGCAATAATGGCCCTTTCTATCTCGAGCGGCGAGGTCGTTGGCCAATCCGCTGAACCCGACATCTTGGTGATCTAAGTGGAAGATGCCGACGTCGAGGAAATGATCGAGCTCCGCAGCAGCGCAATCCGCGCCTTTGAGGAGCTGTCGGAATCAAGAAGGACAGCGGCCGGAATCACAGTATCGCCAGAGACCTCGCTCCAATGCAGTGCGGTCCTGGCGTGCGTTCGAGTGATCTCTGAATCAGTGGCTTCGCTTCCCCTCAACCTGTATCGGCGGATTGAATCGGGCGGCAAAATGATTGCAGCGGGCGTCCCGCTGCACACGATCCTGTCGGACACGCCGAACGGTTGGATGACAGGCTTCGAGTTTCGCGAGCTCATGCAGAGCTGGCTGCTCCTCTGGGGCAACGCGTACGCAGAAATTCGCCCAGGCCAGTACGGGTCTGTGACAGAGCTGTGGCCCATGCACCCATCTCGCATGAAGGTCGAGCGGCTCAAGAACGGCAGGCTCCGGTATCTCTACACAGAGCCCAACTCAACGAAGCCGACACCCTACGCCCAAGACCAGATCTTTCATATCCGCTGGCTGACCCAGGACGGCGTTACTGGATACGTCCCCACCAACTTGTCGAAAGACGCGATCGCGCTGGCAAGGGCTACAGAGCTACATAGTGGCGCGTACTTCGGGAACGGCGCGAGGCCGGGGATCATCTTGGAGAGCGATCAGCCGCTCAAGCCAGAGACAGCGCAGCGGCTCAGGCAGACCTGGGAGGAAATGCACCGAGGTCCAGATCGCGCCAGCAAGACAGCGGTTCTCCCGCACGGCGTTCACGCAAAGGAACTGTCAGTCAACAACGGGCACGCACAGCTCCTCGAGACTCGCCGCTACCAAGTCGAGGAGATCGCCAGGAGCTTTCGCGTCCCGGCCTACATGATTGGCGACTTGACCAAGAGTTCGTACAGCTCAGTCGAGCAGCAAGGCCTGGACTTCGTGACGTTCAGCCTCGTGCCATGGCTTCGTCGGTGGGAAGCCTGCATTCGCAGGGATCTCATCCTCGACGACGAGACATATTTCGCCGAGTTCGACGTTCGCGGGCTGATGCGAGGCGATAACGCAGCCCGCGCTGCCTACTTTAAGGAGCTCTGGCAGCTTGGCGTTCTTTCGATCAACGAGATCCGAGAGAGCGAGGGGCTCAATCCCATCGAAAGCGGCGACAAGCGGTTCGTTCAGGTCAACATGGCCCTCCTCGAGTCCTTTACGGTTGAGCCGCCGGCGGCAGACGTGCCTCCGCCAGTTGCCGAGCCAGTGCCTCCGCCAGAAGAAGAGCCAGCCGAAGAACAGCCAGCGCCGGCAATGGACCAAGTTGCTCGCGAGGTCGTGTTCAGCACCACGCTCCGCAAGCTCGCCAACCTCGAAGCCGAAGGCATCATCGAGCGCCGCAACAAGCCGCAGAAGCTCGCAGCATGGCTCGAGGCGCACGAGCGCAGGATGCGCATTGAACTGCGTGATGCAGCAGAGGCTACCGGCCGACAAATTGACGATTTCGTGGTATCTTGGATGAATAAAACGCGGGAATTGCTGCTGGATTGTCACCGCAGCGGCCTGAAGTACGAAACCGTGATGGAGAGCTGGTGCGAGCAGCATCAGAACACCGATGCCAGCACCACTTGAAGGCGTAGTCGACGTTCTGCAGGCGTCGCTGAAGCTGCACCTATCCCAGGGAGAGGCTTACAGGTCTCAATCTGAACACTTCACGCGCTGGGGATACCCGGCCCTTGGCAAAAAGTGGTGCGCATACGCAGACGAAGAGCTGACGCACGCCAAGATGCTGATGGCAAGGCTCGAATTCTTCGACGCCTCGCCGGATCTTGAGCACAGCGTTGCCGAGTGGCCTCGGCACGACTTCGAAGGCATCCTCGTTTCGAACTACGAGGGCGACGAGGCGGCCGTCGCGGCCGAGCGCAGCGGGATTGCGGCCTGCATGAGTGCCGGCGACGCCGTTACCTCAAAGATTTTCAAGACGCTGCTTCGTGGCAGCGAGGATTCGATGGCCACCATCGAGGCAATTCAGAAGGTTATCGAGCAAATTGGCGTCGACAACTACCTCGCCAACCAGACGGAGTAACAAAATGAGCACTTTCGACATCGAACGACGCATCACGCCGTCCCAGACGGCCATCGAGTACCGCTGCTGCGGCGACAAGACGGACGAGAAGAAGCCCGTGATCGTCGGCTACGCGGCCGTTTTCAACTCCGAGAGCCGAAACCTCGGTGGTTTTGTCGAAACAATCCACCCGAGAGCGTTCGATGAGGTGCTTTCCGAGAAGCCAGACGTTGTCGGCGTGTTCAATCACGACAAAAACGTCATTCTGGGCAGATCATCCAACGATTCTCTCAAGCTTACGACCGACGCGTACGGCCTGCGTTACGAAATCACGCCTCCGAACACTCAAGATGCGCGAGACGTCGTCGAGCTCGTCCGCGGAGGCTATGTGGTCGGGTCTTCATTCGCATTCGCGGTGAAAAAAGACGGCGGTGACGCGTGGTCCACTGATCCGAAGGGCATGCGTCGGCGAGAAATCCGGTCTGTCGGCCTTCTTGACGATGTCGGGCCAGTGGTTCGGCCGGCTTACGGCTCCTCCAGCGTGATCGTCAGCCGCCGCGCGTTCGAAATGGCCCTCGGCGAGGCCAATCGACCCAATCAGACCATGGCGAACGCGGCCAAGCGCGGCTTGAAGCTCTCGGACAAGCACGGAAGCGTTGACGGCTCTCTCATTGCGGTCGCCGAACGCATTGCGAACCGCGAAATCGTGACCATGGAGGAAGTTGGCCTTCTGAACGAAGTTCAGGAGAGGTGCGCGGCCGCAAAGAACCCAGCATGGACCGGCTCGCCGGCCTGGATTGAGTGGCAGCTCGCCGGTGGCGACTCTGGCCAGAAGTGGATTCAGCGTCGACACGAGTTGGCCACCGAATCTGTCATCGAAATCCCGGAATCCGATACGCTACCGGACGACACACCAGAAGAGAGCCGCGAAGAGGACATGGAAGAGCCTACTGCGGGAAGCCTGTCCGCAGCCAACTACGACCTCTACGAGGCGCTGGAGAAGACTGCCGAGGAGAACGGGCAGTGGCCGCAGGGCGGCCCAAGCGGCGCTCACTACATGAAGCGCAGTATGTTCGCCGACCAGGGCATGGCTTGCATGAACTGCGTGTTCTGGAACAGCGAGGGCAACTGCGACATCGTTGAGGGGCAGATTGAGGAAAAGGGCCTGTGCAAGCTCTGGATCATCCCAGAGGAGAAGCTGAAGGCCGAAGACCCCCTCGCGGCCATCGGCAAGGAAGAAGCCGAGCCGATCGCCCCACGCAGCGAGCCCGTGGCGGCGCAACCAGAAGTGAAGACTCCGCGCAGCGTCGACACGGCGGCGGTTGTCGCCAAGCTCAAGGCTATCGCCCTAGGAGCAGCGGCAAATGGAATTCCGCGCTAGCAAAACTGGCAAGTCTACGCCCGCCCCCGAGAAAGACAGAATCAAGGGGAGCGACAGGAACGCGGACGGCTCGGCGAAAAACGCCAGCGGCCGGATCTCCGTGTCGCTGGCGGTGCGCGTCGCGCTGAAGAACAAAGTCCGTGACCACAACGCATCGATGCGTGATGCCGACAAGCCCTCGTGGTCGCGGGCAAACATAAGGCAGTTGCTCGCAGTCTACCGCCGAGGAGCCGGCGCGTTTTCAACCAGCCACAGGCCTGGAGTTGGCCGCGCTGCGTGGGCTATGGCAAGAGTGAACGCATATCTCTACTTGCTCCGAAACGGCAGGCCGAAGAACCCTAAATACGTCACAGACAACGATCTTTTGCCTTCTGAGCATCCAAGGGCTTCGAGCCGCAGGAGCTATGAGCTTGAGATCGAAGAGCGGTCCATCAGCCTGCGGCCGCCTGCGGGAATGGCCGCAGCAGCCCGAAGGGGCCTTGAGCTGCACGAAGAAGGAAGGTCTGGCGATGGACTGAAGCCAGAAACCGTCGCCAGAGCAAAAAGAATCGCTGCCAGAGAGATTCTGACTGAAGCGCACGTCCGTGAAATGCGGGCGTGGTTTCGCAGGCACAAGGTGGACCGCCGCCCAGGCTGGGGAGATCGAGGCAAAGAGACGCCTGGGTACACCGCTTGGATGCTGTGGGGAGGCGACCCTGGCTGGACGTGGAGCGAAGTAAAGGTCTCCAGGCTTGAGCGCGAGGGCGGCGCAGAGCAGCGCGGCCGCATGGGTGCGCCTCGAGCGCCGAAGCGAAACAAGAAGGCGAAGGCACGCCCAGGCAGGCCGGCAAAGATGGGGCCGAGCGCTGGCTGCGGCACTGGCTCTGGAGGCTTCAAGGCCGGGAACAACTGCGCCAAGGAGGACGGCATCCCTCGCAAGCCGTTCTCGATGGGCGGCGCACTGAAGCAGGGGCCGAAGGGCGAGCTGCAGGCCGTGAAGGCCCAGATTGCCATCAAGCAGGCGAAGTCCGCCATCAAGCAACAGAAGCAGCAGGCGAAAGACCAGCTCACGTCGAAGAAGGCCAAGGCTCTCGTACGGAAAAAGCAGAAAGACGCAAAGGAAGCAGAGTCGCAGAAGCAGGCCGACGCCGCAGCGGCCGCCAAGAAAAAGGCGATGCTGCAGAAGATCCGCGTCAAGAAGGCAAACGAGAAGATCACAGTCGCCGCGACGCCGAAGAGCATCGCCGAGCAGATCAAAGAGGCCAAGGTCGCGAAGGCGAACGAAGGCGTAAAGGTTGTCGAAACGCCAAAGACCATTGCTCAAGAGATCGCGGAGGCGAAGGCCGCGGCTGCCGCAAAGACGGCGGCGACAGGATAACCAGCGCCGTACAGGATGCCCGCAGCGGCCAAGGACGCCGTTGAGCCACCGCAACCGACGCCGCCACCCAGCTCTCTCACAATCCAGAAGACTCTCGGCGGAAGCACGGGCGCACAGCTTGCAGTCGATCCTGCGACCGGGAAGCAGTATGTGCTCAAGGGAGGAAAGTCGGCCGCCCACATAGAAAACGAATCTCAGGCCGACGACCTTTATCGCGCTGCCGGCGTCAATGTGCCGCAGCAGCAGATGCACCCGTCGCCAGAAGGCCCCAAGAAAGTGGCCGAGTTCATAAAAGGCAAGACGCTGCAGGAACTCAAGGACACAAACACAAAGCAGTACGAAGCTGCAGTCGAGAAGGTGAAGAAACACTTTGTCGCAGACGCATTGTTTGCGAACTACGACGTTGTCGGCGGAAGGCTCGACAACATCGTTGTCGGCAAGGGCGGGAAGGTGTTCCGCGTCGACAATGGAGGATCGTTGACCTTCAGGGCTCAGGGCAAGACGAAGGATTTCGGACCAGACGTAACCGAACTCAGCTCGCTGCGAAGCCCCTCAACGAACCCCGCGGCCGCGAGCGTCTTCGGCACACTCACAGACAAGCAGATCTCCGGGCAAATTGGCGCCATTCTGAAAAAGAAGGACGCAATTCTCGCGGCGGCCCAAGCCCCAGGGCTCAAGTCCGCCCTGGAAGCTCGCATGAAGTTTTTGGAGAAATGGCAAAGCAACTATAAGCAGCAGAAAAACCTGTCAAAAACGCCATCAAACGCATCGCCGGGCATTGGCGCTGGCCTCCAGAATCCAAACTCAGTGGCCGACGAAGTTTCGCTGCACGCAGACAGGAAGAGGCTCTTTGGGGCCTCTAACGAGGCCGCCTGGAACTCGTGGCATCCGGATCATTACAAATCCTCCGCCTCGCAGTTGAAAATCGATGCAAAGCAAACCGTATCAAGGCGCATTTCTCAGCGCATGGAGAAGCTCGGCGTGACTGAGGCCGACGTTACCGACGATTTGCTAGATGCTTTTGGAGGATGGAACTCGGCCTACTCGTCACAAAAAATTCCCGTTGATTTACCAACGCAGTACGAGCGCAGGTACAAGCTCTCGGTTTTGATGGTTGACGCGTGGGCCGGCGCTTCGGGCAAGGGAAGCCCAAAGTCCATAGGAATACAAAGGGCAATCGAGGACGAGTTTGGAATCAAAGGAGCTGCGTACAGGCATTTTTCCAACGAAGAAAAACTGCACAAACAGAGAGTCGAAACAATTCGTCGAAGCAAGGCCGTGAGGGCGATGATTCGCGCTCAGTACGAAGAAACACAGGACCAACTGGCGAAGCTCGGCATCAGCAAGCTGACTGTGGTGCGAGGATACTCTTCGACATCCAAGGTTGACCCGACCGGAAGCGAACAGGGGGTTCGCCTCCAGCCGGCCTCGAGTTTCAGCCTAGACAGAGGGATTGCGAACGCCTTCTCGGGGGACGCCCTTCAGAAGAGACTTGCAACGGCCACGATCCCCGCCAAGCGAGTGCTTTCGACCTGCATCACTGGATTTGGCTGTATGAACGAACAGGAAATCACCGTACTCGGCGGAACAGTGAAGGCAAAAGTTCGCAAGCTGAACTTCTCTCTATACACTGGACCAAAGATCTTTACCCCACAACCGGGAGCCAATCCATGAAAGAAGAAAACGACGGCGACGGCTACGAGTCCATCGACGAGATAAAGCAAAACGCTGACTGGCCAAAGCGATCTCCGGACACGATGGAGGCTCTTGAGAAGGAGCTTGCCGAGCGCAAGGCGCGCGAAGGCGTCAAAAAAGTCGATTGATTTGCACGCCCCCTTCTCGGCGTGGTACGCTACAGAAATACACAACGCCTCGCGATGGATTTCGCGAGGAGCAGTGCGAGCGATCTGAGGATTCAGGCACGCGGCGCGCTAGCGGGAACACCCGCCAGCCGCCGCATTTCGCGTTTGGCTGGCTCAACAAGGAGCTGAAGCCAATGGCCTCGAATCTCAAGCGTCTTCAGGATCGTGCTGCAGTCATCGCCGCTCGTCTCAATGAGCTGGCTGACAACGAGGAGCGTTCGGACGATCAAAACGTCGAACTGCGTCGGCTCTCCGACGAGGCCGACAAGGTCAAGGGCGACCTCGAGTTCGAGCAGCGGCTCCTGGCCAAGGAAGCCGAGCTTCGCGCTGTAGTCGAGCGGGCCACCCCCGCCCCGGCCCCGGTCGTCGAGGCCCCCAAGGCCGAGGAAAAGAAGACCGAGATCCGGAGCATCCTCCCCCACCACACCCAGCTCTCGGCGTTCAACGACAGTGCCGAGGCGGTTGAGAGTGCCTATCGCTGCGGCCGCTGGCTGCGGGCGGTGGTGTTCAAGAATGCGGACGACCTGCGCTGGTGCAAGGACCACGGCGTCGAAAACCGTGCTCTCGGCGAAAACAGCAACTCGACCGGCGGCGTTCTCGTCCCCGAGGAGTTTGCGGCTCGCGTGATCCGGCTCGTGGAAAACTACGGCACGTTCGCGGCGAGCAACGTCGAGAAGGTGACGATGACCCGCGACACGATGATCATTCCGAAACGGGTAACGGGCACAACCGCGTATTTTGTGGGCGAAGGGACGACCGTCAGCGAGAGCGAGCCGAGCTACGCTAATGTGCAGCTCGTTGCCAAAAAGCTCGCGGTCGGCACCCGGATGTCGAGCGAGGTCGTCGAAGACGCCCTGGTTTCCCTGGCTGACGCAGTCGCTACAGAGTTCGCAACCTCCCTGGCTTATAAGACCGATTTGTGCGGCTGGATCGGCGACGGCGCCGGTTCGACCTACGGCGGCATCCAGGGCCTCGCGACGAAGATCAACGACGGCACGCACAACGCGGGCTTGGTTGTGGCTGACGCCGGCCGCACCGGCTTCGAGACTCTGACGATTACTGACTTCATCAAGTGCATCGGCAAGATGCCCCTCTACGCCCGCCAGGGTGCCGAGTGGTACATCTCGCCGGCTGGCTTCGCGGCCTCGATGGCCCGCCTCCGCTATGCGGCCGGCGGCAACACCGTGGAGACCGTCGGCGGCGGCGTGAACGAGACCTTCCTTGGTTTCAAGGTGAACCTCGTCCACGTCCTCGACAGCACGCTGGGCGCTGACGCCAGCAAGGTGAAGGTGCTCTTTGGCAACCTCGCGTTGTCCAGCATCTACGCTCGCCGTCGGGACTTCTCGGTGCGGATGTACGACCAAGTGTACGCCACCACCGATCAGTTGCTCCTCCAGGGCACGATGCGGTTCGACATCAACCATCACTCCATCGGCGACAACACGACCGCCGGCCCGGTGATTGCCCTCAAGACCGCGGCGTCGTGAGCCTAACCAACCCTTAGAAGGAGTACCTGACCCATGATTCATTCCCAGATGGAAAAGGTTGTCGCCACCCTGCCGGCGACCGGCTCGAGCGCTGTGACCCTTGTGGTTGACACGATCGGCGTGGACTACGCCAGCTTCACGGTTCTTCGCGGCAGCAATGCCTCGACCGTGTTTGCCAGCGTTCTGAAGATCGAGGAGTCAGACGACAACTCGGCCTACTCGAACGCCTCGGGCTTCGTTGGCGGCACGGATTTCACGATCCCTGCTGTTTCCGACACGTCCAGCACGTCCGTGGTGAAGCTCGACATCTCGACGGCCGCCCGCAAGCGGTACCTGAAAGTGACGGCGACCCCTGCTGTGTCCGTGCCTGTTGCAATCACCGGCCGCCTGTCTCGGATGCAGGAAGCTCCGGCTTCTGCTTCGGAAGCTGGCGCGATCGGTTGGGTTAAGGGCTGATCCCGAACTGCGGGACGGCCACGATGGCCGACAAGGCGCATGGATGCGCGCCCGCTCCAAACAAGGAGCGATCCATGCTGATTCGTGTTGGCAACGTCGAAGCGGAAATCAAAGTCGCGGCGGTGATGAGCACCCCGCGACTTGGATTCACTGACAACTTCTTCTGCGTCTCGTCGGCACTGGCCCCACACGGCATCAGTCCCATCAAGGTGACGGGTGCTTTCTGGGGCCAGTGCCTTCAGCGGGCCATGGAACAGGTCGTGGACACTCACGACGTGATCCTGACTGTTGACTACGACACGGTCTTCTCGGCAAAGACAGTCGAGGCGCTGCTCGCCTTGCTCCTGCACTCTGGGTTCGACGCGATCGCGCCGCTGCAGACAAAGCGAGAGGCGAACGCGGTCATGTTCGCTTTGGCAGGAAATACACCGGACGAGAAGACCACGGTGGATGCGGACTTTTTCAAGAAAGTTGTCCAACCCGTCGAGACTGCGCACTTCGGCCTGACGTTCATCCGAACTGAGGCTTTGAAGAAGATGAAGAAGCCGTGGTTCGTGGCCTCAGCTAACGACGAGGGCGGCTGGGACGGCGGGCACACGGACGAAGACATCGCGTTCTGGAAAAAGTTTTCAGCCGTAGGCAACAAGCTCGGCCTCGCCACGCACGTCAGCGTCGGGCACGCGGAGCTTATGGTGACTTGGCCTTCTCGCACGGCCGAGGGCGGCAAGGTGCAGCAGCACACGACGGAATACTGGAACGGCGGGCAGAAGGCCCCGGAGAGCGCCTGGGGGAATGTGACATGAAGATTCGCGTGGTTCGAAGCTATGACGCCTACGAGGCTGGCCAAGTTTTCGAGGACTGGCCGAGCGGCATGTGCGAGATCCTGATCCAGAGGGGCCTGATCGAAGAGTTCGTCGAGACGGCTGACGCCGAGCAAGAAAACCTCGAGAGAGCGGCGGTTGACCTAAAGCACAGGAAAAAGAGGCCGCAGTAATGGACACGATCATCTTCGGCGTGCCGCAGCCGCCGTCTTCCTCCCTGACGCCGTACAGAAGCCTCATCCGCACAGTGCAGCCTGTCGTTGAGCCTGTGAGCCTGTCGGCTGCAAAGACGCAGTGCCGCGTCGACACCGAGGCCGACGACTCCTACATCCAGTCGCTTATTTCCGTGGCGAGGCAGTATGTCGAGGACACTCTCGACATCACCCTCCTGACAACGACGTGGCAGGTTCGCTACGACCTCTTTCCGACGTGGACAATCAACCTGCCCCGTCCGATGCTGCAGAACAAGCCGATCACGGTAACGTACAAGCAGGGCGACGGCGTCTATTACCCGCTGTCAAGCACGTCGGGCCATTTTCAGTACGACTGCAATTCAATCCCAGGGAAGATCTATCCACTCTGGGCGAGCACATGGCCCGCCACTCGCGGTGACGAAAACAGCGTGGTTGTTGAGTTCACGGCCGGCTACGGGGACGACGGCTCCAAGGTGCCCCCAGTGGCTCGGCACCTGATTCTGATGCTGGTGGCCCACTGGTATGACTCCAGGCAGCCAGTGTCATCCGCAGCCGCAAACCCAGTGCCGCAGACGTTCGAAACCCTCCTGGCAGCCTCAGGGCTTGGGATTTACCGATGACTATCCGCGCTCGCATCGACGTTGACGCCGTGTACCACGACTCGACAACGACCTCCATCACTGTCGGGTCGCTGGCAGACCACCTGTCGCTTTCCCCTGCGGCAGCGCGGACTATTGCCGGGACTGCCGGGACTGCCGCAGTCGCGATTTCTGGTCCAGCAAGTCTGTCGACGCTGGTTGTGAAAAACACCGGCACTGGCGTCCTGCGGCTGGGCGGGAGCATCGACATCACGGCTGGACGCGTCGCCGTCATCCCGACGACGGCGACAATCACTGTTTCTGCGCCGAGCGGATCCGGCGCTTACTCTTGCCTGTGGGTGGGCTGAAATGATCTCATCCGGCCTCATGAGGGAGCGGGTAACGATCCAGGCCCCATCCGAGCAGCGCAATCAGTTCGGCGAAGCCACTGTCACATGGAGCGACGTGGCGACCGTGTGGGCCAGCGTCCAGGGGATGTCGGCGAGGGAGTATCTGGCTGCGCAGCAAGTTGACTCGGTCGTCACTCATAAGGTTCGTATCCGCTTCTTTCCAGGCATCACGCACTCGCATCGGCTCGTCTGGCGTGGGCGCATAATGGAGATAGCAAGCGTGCTAGAACGCGAGACTCGGACTGTCCACGAACTGCTTGTCAAGGAGGACGAGTAGCCATGGCATCGTTTCTTCCTGTCGCCAAGGGGTTCGTGCGGGTTGATATGGGCGGAATCGGCCCCATGATCGACACGCTCAAGAACCTCGCGACCACGTTCGAGGCTCGAGACGACCTGACGAAGGTTCTGCGGAGGGCCGCCGTGCCGATCCGCGACACTTATCGAGCAGAAGCCCTGAAGCACGACGCCACTGGGAATCTGGCAGCCAGCACCACAATCAAGACAAAGAAGTACCCGAGCGGCAATGCCGTGGCGGTCGCCGGCCCAGCGCAGACGGGATCCGCTGGGGCAACTACAGACGCTCCAAGTGGGAATCACGCGTGGTTGGTGGAGTTCGGTAGCCACGGCCGCCGCTCGCCATCGAAGCGCGGAAAAAGACGCACGTACGTCAACGTCCACAAGAGCATCAACCGCAAGATGAAGCTCCACTCCAAGGGCGTTGATTCAGAGAAATTCAAGAAGATGGGGTCCGGTTACTACTTCCTGATGTCTTCGTGGAATGAGCCCACTCGGCAGGCTCGCAAGGGAAAGGGGTACACGCACGATTTCCTTCCGGACGGCGGCGTCTACACCCTAAAAGCCGGCGCGACCTACGGCGCCATGCCGGGGTATCACCTCATGGAGAAGACGATTGCCGCAAAGCGTGCTGAAGCCCAGGCCATCATGAGGGACGGCATCATAAACGCGATCAACAAGCGACTTGCGGGGATGCTGCCGTGATACTGTCGCCAGAAAAGCACATCCTGCAGAGACTCGTCACAGCCCCGGCTGTTGCGAGGTTGATTGGATTTCAGGTCTATCCGATCGCCGTACCGAACAATGCGGAGCTCCCCTTCTGCGTCTACAAGCGAGCAAACATATCGCGAGAGTCGTCTTTGTCTGGTCCGCTGTTTCTGCCGGTCGTGAGCTTGCAGTTGTCTTCGTGGGGGCTCTACTACGACGCTGCCCGCGAGCTGGCCGACGAGGT